CGCTTGCTCATCTCACCATCTCCTCGGGGAGAGTCTCTCGCCGATGATATGCCGGCTCTGCTCGTGCCTCATGGGCGACTCGAAATGCCCGGCCGGAGCGAGACTGAGGGCGGTCTGCCCCTGCAGCGCCATCAGCATGTTCGCGATCGCCATTCCGTAGTGATTCTCGACGCTGCGCCGGTAGGCGAAGCTTCCGTCGGCCCGCTTGTCCTTCACGAACCGGCCCAGATGGTCGCGGGCGATGGCGACCTCGGTCATGCTCGGCTTCGGCAGCCAGAGCTCGCCGGCGCGGAAGGCATCGCTCACCGCGTCCATGTACTCGGTGCGATCGACCTTGATGGTGTGCACCGGCTCCGTCTCGCCATCCTCGATCCCATAGTGGGTGGCCTGCGCGTTAGAGTAGATGATGGCGGCGGGGCCGAAGGCGCGGCAGAGCCGTTTGGCGTCGGGCTTGTAGGGCATCGCGTCGATGACGACCATCTTCACCTCGTGCTGCTGGAGGCGCTGGAGCAGGAGCTCCCAGCGATTGGTCTGCTCGAGGAGCACGATGCGGCCGACCCGCCGCTCTCCCTCCTGCGTGTAGCGGGCGATGACGAGGTGGCACATATCCCCGACATCGATGCCGGCGAAGGCCGTCCCGGCCGGCAGCTTCGCCCCCTTCCCGTCGAGGCTCATCGGCCAGTCGCCGCAGTAGCCCTGGGTGAAGCCCGGCGGCATCGGTTGCCGATCGCCAGCGAAGGGCAGCCCCAGGTAGGAGACCATGAAATTCTCCATCCGGCTGGGCCGGGTCTGGGCGAGCTCCCATTTCTGCGCGATCTGCTCGGCCGTGATATAGGCGCCATAGAGCTGGGAGAGGTGATAGCCGGAGATCTCCCGGTCCGGGTACTGGGCGACCCACTCGCCGTCTTCGCGGTAGACTCGGGCATGGCAGTGGGGGCAGGCGATCCGCCATTCGCCGCGGATCTGCACCAGGCGGCCGATCTTCTTCTGGCGGACGTTGTCGACGCCCTTGCCGCGCCGGCGCGGGCGATCCGGTTCGAACCGCTCCTCCACCACCTGGCGCATCAGCTCGTCGTCCGCGTCGATGATGGGGTCGATGCGGGCCTGGACGAACTCCCGCATCGCCGCCTTCGTATCGAGGAAATAGCCCGCCCGATGGCCGGCAAGGCAGACGTAGAGCAGCTCGCCCACGAAGAGCGTCGAGAGGCCCATCTGCGCGGCCTTCTCGACTACGATGTGGTGAGCGCCGTCCTCCGCGATGGCGCGCAGGTACTCGTGCCGCTCGAGAGTCCAGGTGCGGCCTTCGGGCTTCACGTAGCGCTGGAGGAAGGCGAGCAGCCCCTCCCGCTCAGCGCTTTGCCCGAGCGCCTGATCTGCGAGATCTCTGAGTTCCTTTTCTGCGGGCCTTGCTGTCATCTCTGCCTGTTGGGCCGGAGCTTGCTCCTGCCTTCTTGGGTGCTGGCAGTGCTTTGTGTTCGGTGGGCATGGGCAGGTCGAGGAGCTCGAGCACCTGTCGGGCGATCTGCGGCCGCTCCTGCAGTCGCAGCAGGATCCATCGGGCGGCGACGCGGTCGAGGTTGCCGGCCTTCTGATCCAGCTCGATCGCACGGAGCTGCACCAGCTTGCTCTTGAGCTGCGCATCGGCCGCGTGGGCATCGATCTGAGCGATGGTGCGGGCGAGGCCGCTCAGCTCGCGGATCAGCTCCGGGTCGGCGTTCGTGCCCAGCTTCTCGAAGTCGATCTCGCTGGCGGCGGTGAGGGCGCGCATGGCGAGGGTGCGGGCGAGCGCGGAGGCAATGCTGGCCGCCCCCTCCTGTCCGATCGCCCGGAACTCCGCCCGCAGCCGCCGCTCCACCTCGAGCGCTTCGTGGAAGTAGGGGAGCATGTGCCGGCGGTAGTGCCGCGAGAGGCATTTCTCGTCGAGGCTGATCCCGTTCCGCTTGAGCCAGGAGATGATCTGCTTCCGCGGGCGCGCCTCGAGCAGCCGGCGGGTCAGCCCGTCGAAGATCTCGGGGTGCGAGTGGCAGAGGCGGCAGACCTTGCACCGGTGCTCGAGGGGGAACAGCGGCACCTGCACCTCGGTCGCCATCATCCCCACCGGTTCGGAGCCGGACTTACGCATCTCTCATCCTCTCCGCCGCCAGATAAAGCCGAAGCCGGGGCCGCCCGCCTGTGGCGGGCCTGTGACCCCGGCTGTGTCCAGCTATTCGCTTGTCCTGAAAGGATTGTACCATGCCGGGGAGGGGTTGTCTAGCGACAGGTGTAGTAGGGAGTCTCGTCCTGCGCGATCGCCACTCCCAGGGCGCTGCGCTGCTCGTCAGAGACCGCCCCGGACTGGATCGCCGCCTTCAGCTCGTCCTTGTCCAGGCTCTCCTTCGTGCGGATGAACCGGGAGCGCAGGCGGGTGGGGAGTTCGGCGATCCGCTCCTTCACCATGTCCCAGGTGATACGGGATAGGGTGGCGAGGCGGGGCGGCGAGAGGCGCAGCTCCACTCGGCCGTTCCGCAGATCACGATGCTTCCCATCACCGTCCGCGCTGAGGTCCTTGCGGTTGGCGTGGACGAAGTCGCCAATACCCCTGCCCAGGGCCTCGATCTCTTTCTGGAGAGGGGCGATCTGATCCGCGTAGCGCGCCTGCACCTGGGCGATGATCTCGTCGGCGCGGTTCTGGAACTTCGCCACGAGCGGCTCGATCTTCCCGAGGCGGGCGAGGGCCGCGTCCACATCATCCCACGACTTCATCTGCTTTGCTGCGACCTTGGTCTTCGTCTTTGCCGACATTTCTGCTACCTTTCCGCGCCCCAGAGTTCCCCGTTGGGCAGGAGCTTGCTCCTGCCCCTACGTCTTCTCTGCCCCCGCGTGGGCCAGATCTTCAGGGGCGACCTTCTGCACGGCCTTCGCAATTCGCAGCACGGCCTGATAGGCGGCGGCATTGAGTTCCTCGATGTCGAGCACGCCATCGTCCCGCGCCAGGAACGCCGCTATCACAAGCTCTCCCACCTGCGCGGAGGGCACCGCGTCATACGGAACCCCCGCCTCTTCGAGAACGAGCTTCAGTCGATCAGGATGCGTCACACGGTTATCACGTGGGTCGGCCATCGCCCACTCCTTCTCCGCCCCGTTCCGGGGCAGGGATTCCGAGTCGATCATCATGCGCAGCGCCATGGCGGCGACCTGGGCGGCCTCCTTCCTCACGTTCTCGGCGGCGCCGTTGCCGCGGATCTCCGCCCAGAGCTCCTCGAGCTCCTCGAGCAAGATGGCATATCCCTCATGCCGGGAGGCGAAGGGGCGAAAGCGCTCGAGCGCCGCCTGGTATTCGTTCACCACCTCCGCCAGCGCCCGGCGCAGGGCCGCAGATGGGCGTTTGTCAGTCGTGGTCAGCATCAGCGCCTCCTTCAGGCAGCGGGAACGCCCGATACTCCTCTTCGGATTCCGGCCCCCAATCGTCGCACGCATCCATGTCGGGGCGGACGGTTTCGAGAAACAGGTCAGAAAGGTCGCAGACGCACTTGCCCATCCCTGCTGACCCGCGTTTCCAGTACACGCAGTTCCCACACACCTTCTCAGCCATGATCACCTCCCGGCGGCCGTGGCCGCGAGTAGCGCGGAGGCAGCCAATCGTCGAGCGCGCAAACGCCCCAGCTTTGCGGCGCGAGGCCGCCAGACATAGGCTTTCACCTCTACCCACAGACCATCGACAGTCTTGCTGGCAGATGCTTCCGCGCCGCCGTGCTCGTCGATCCGGGTGCCGCTCAGGTACCACCCGCGCCGAGCCAGCAGTCTGCGTACTTCGCCAATCGTTCCGATCAGCATCATCGCCTCCCGCCCGCCACCCGTCTGGCGGACTCTCTCTCCATCTCAAACCGCGCCCGCAGGCAGTCCAGCTCACCCTCGGGGTTCAGCTCCATCCCGATCCAGCGTCGGCCCAGCTTCGCCGCGGCCAGCGCGGTGGTGCCGCTCCCCATGAAGGGGTCCAGCACCAGATCGGCCGGCAGCTCGTGGCCCGGGAACATCCCGCCGGCGGCCTGGGCGGGAAAAGAGAAGCCCTTCACCGCCCGCTCCGCCAACTCGATCGGGAAGCACGCATAATGAGCGTGCCCCTCCGGCCACCTAGTGGTGCCGACCGGGATCTCCCACACGTTCCCGACCATGGCCCGCTTCGTCCTGGCGCCGATGTTCGTGTGATGCAACTCCCACGGGTTCCAAATCGGGCCGTGATCGTCGTCAACGCAATGGCTGAACCAGAAGACGTGCTCGACCTTGTTGGTCATAGTCCCGTCGGCTGTGGTGGGTGGCCCGTTCGGCTTCGTCCAGTAGATTGGACGGATGAAGTTGTATCCGACCGACCGCATCTGCGACGGCAGGTCCCAATCGTAGGTGTGGTGATTCCAGGTCGGGCAAACCACACCGCCGACGTTCAGCAGCAGCGCCCGGCGGGGTTTGAGTACCCGCCGCATCTCGATCGCAAAGGGCCGAAACCAGTCCCACCACTCGTCGGGGTGTATCTGCACCTGCAAGCCTGTCTCGCCCTTGAGGTTGGGTCTCCCATGCCTGAAGCCCTCACGCGCGTGCTTCTTCCGGGCGTGAGGGGCGCCGATCGTCGCCTCGAGCGCCGTCTTCCGCGCCCATTCGTGCTGAGAGATCGCCCCCTTCGGGTGCTCTCTGGCGTACTGCTCCCGCTTGCGCCTCCGATTCTCTCCCTGGAAGCCCTCACTACGATAGCGACCCTTACCCTGGAGCTTCTTGGCACACTGTCGCACGAAGGGGATGTTACTCGCCTCGCGCGTCACCGCCCCGCGCTCATCCACAAACCGACGGTACCGCCCCAGGTCTTCCGGCGCCCGCTGCGCTCGAGGGTAAGGCGGGCTGGTCACGATCAGGTCCACAGTCCCATCCGGCAGGAGCGGGAGCAGCTCGCGGCCGTCGCCCTCCATCACCCGGGGCTCCGCGTGGAGATCGGGTTCGTTCACCCAGGAGCGCCAGTCGGTCACTTCATCCCCTTGCATCGCTTGCACAGATGCCAGCGCTCGGGGTTTGCCAACAGCTTCGCCGCATAGTACGCGCCGATCGCGTCCCGCTGCCAGGCAGGGGCGGCGCGCATTCCAGCGCATTCCCGGTCCTCATGTATAGCGCCGCGGTTGCGCTCCTTGCTGATGACCGTCACGTAGTACGTCTTCCTCGTCAGTCTCGGCTTGCTAGTCATCGGTCTGCTCCCCTTCCTGCTTCGCGGCTTCGCGCAGGCGCTCGCGCCGCCGGCGCTGGCCCTCGCTCATTCTGCGCCGCGTCTCTGGACTCAACCGGCGCTTCTTCGGCCCCGGCAGTTCCGCCGCCCGGCCCTCGGCGATCGCTGCCAGCGCCTTCTCGATGTCGGCGATCTCCGCCTCGAGGCCCTGCTTTCTTGAGTGGAGCAACACTAGCCGTTTCTCCAGCTTCGGTCCTTGACGCCTCAGCGCTCGCAGCGCCCGTTTGCGCTCCTTCGCCTTCCCCACCAGAGCGTCGAGCTGCGCCTCAGTCATTCCGTCAACATCCTGTGGTGCGGCCTCTGTTTCTTGGATCCGCTCTGCCATCAGCTTCACCGCCTTTCTTTCATCCGGCGGGAGCGTGTTGATGTCCAGTGCTCCCGCTAGGTATCGAAGCGCCTTGTGGGGGATGCAATCGCCCCCATCGGCGCAGTTCGCTTCTACGCTCGCGCCCGACAGGCGACAGACATACTCCTGCCAGCCCACCGTCAGGACATCGCGGCAGGGAGTCATGCTCCGCTTTCCACACGACAGTCTTCGAGGTAGAGTCCGGCCCGGGCGGGCTCACCCCACCAGGTGGGGGCCGGGAAATCCTCCGTCCAGCGCCAGTCCAGGAAGAGTCTGCCAGAGGCAGATCGGCCTTCGGCGGAGTCGCCGTCGGCCACCACGAAGCAGCCCCCCTCCCAGGCGATCATGGTCGCCTCGATCCAGTCGCCCACAGGGAACCGCGGCGACTCGCCCGAGGCGAGGAAGGTCTGCCGGCCGCCCCTGCGATCCGCATCGAACAACTCGAGGTGCCAGCCATTGGGCTTCGGGACGAAGGCGAGGAAGCGCCTCTCGTCCCCGATCACGAGCCAGGCGACTTCCCAGGGGTGCGGCCGCGGCCGGTGCTGGGAGACCACCCGCCAGCGCTCGCGGGCGACCTGGGGGAAGCGCTCCGGCCCGTCGCTCCAGACGAACGTCGAGCGGGTGTCCCAGGGGAAGCGGAGCGGCGGGGAACATACCTGCGCGGTGGGGGCGCAGATGGAGATCACCATTCCCGCTGTCACGAACATGGCCGTCAGGACCCAGGGGATCATCCTCATGACGCGAACATCGCTGCCGGCCGCGTCCACTTGCGCTGGACGGACTTCCACTCGGGGGCATACTCGATGTACTGATCGGCCGGCTGATAGAGCATGAGGAAGGGCACCCCCCCCGCATCCATCACCTGCCGGCAACGCTCCTCAGCATCTGTAGGAGAATCATCGCCGAAGGCCGCGAGCACATAGCACCGCACCTGGCGTTGCCGCAGCCCCGCTCGCCGGAATCGCTCAATAGCACCCTGCGTAACTGCCCACTGAGCAGGTCGGTCATAGGCAAGAAAGAGTTCGGAGATCCGCACTCGCCGCAGAAGCTCTATCATCGCCGGGGTACAACGTGCCGCCTCTAGCCCGCCAGCGAAGCGCGCTGCTCGCGGCCGAGCGGCGAGCATGGCAAGCACGGCGCGGATATGCTCGTCCGAGCAGGCCAGCAGGTTATTGTCCTGAATGTCATTCCCTATCGCAATCGGCCGCAGCTCTCGGATGGCGCCCTCCCGCTCCGGGACCAAGCAGAACGGGCAACGGTTTGGGCATCCCCGACTCGTGATGGTGTACCCGGGCCGCAGATACATGCCGGGGGTGAACCCATCGCCACGATCACCCAAGGCGGGACCTCCCACGCGAACCCGGCCCGGGTAGCGCTGCTCCCACGCGCGACCCAACCGCTCTGCCTCAGTCAGATCCCAAGTGAAGGTCACGCTCACATGGGCCTCGTCCGCCTCGGGCAGCATGGACGGCGGCGGGGGATCGCCGATGAACGCGAGCTCATCGGTGGGCGTCGCCCTGGTGCGCCGGGGGAAGACCCGGACTATCCTCATATCGCCAACCCCATCTGCCCGACGGGCTGTCGGCGGAGGCGGTTGCGCGCCTGCCAGGCAGCATCCATGCGGCGCGCGATCTCCTCTTTGCGGGAGACGAGCACCCAGTAGTAGTCTTCGGCCTGCTGATCTGTGGCGGCCCAGAAGTAGCCCGGTGGGCAGCCCTCGAAGGCCTGACCACCGGTGTTGGCGAGGATCTCGCCGTGGCCGTCCTGCACGACGAGCTCCTGGATGAGCTGCCGGACGGTGCGATCGTGCTCCCGGGATCCGTAGACCATGGTGGCGATGTCGCCGGCCGTGATCGCCCGCTCCGGGCCGAGCCGGCTGCGCAGGATCTCCAGAATCACTCGCTTGCGATCGCCGCTCATGGCTCGATCCGCCCAGTGCGGATGAGATAGGCCTCCACCTGGGCGCGGAGGCGGGGCCAATCGACCCGATAGCTCATGCGGGCCCTTAGGGCCAGCGTCCAGCGCGCCCGGCCGGCATCACACCAGGGGCAGGGAATGGAGGTGACGGCGGAGTCGTCATGGGGACGATATTCGAGCTGCCCCTGGACGCAGATGCAGGATTGGCCGGCCGGGACGGGGGAGGGGCCGGCAGCCGAGAGGATCTTCCCGAGCTGCTCCTCTGCCTGCGCCTGCCGACCCGCCTCGGCGCCCGCCTGCTCCTTCTCGTCGGCCGCGCGGCGCCGCTGTCGGCGCTTCTCCCCCCGCACGATGCCAAAGAAGTAGCGCTCATCTCGGGTGGTGTAGTGGCCGAGGTAGATGCGGGCCGCCTCTTGGAGCACGTCGGGATGATACTTCTCCATCCTCTGGATCTGGGCGACCACCTTCCGGTGACCGATGGTCGCGCTCTCCCGGGTGAGGCGGGCGCAGTCGAGCACCTCGACGAGGTCCTTTG